TCCATAAACCGATACTCTAATCGCTTCATGGGTCTGCCTCCGGTAACATAGGCAAACAGCCGCTTGACAAGATCATCAGTCATCACGGAACTCCTCACCCTTCAAAGCGCAGATAGCACGCTGGCCGTAATCGCCGCTGGGGCCTTCAATGTCATCGCCGCCCTTCTGGCAATGCTCCGCATACCATTGCAGCGCCGCTTCCAGCGTCTCAATGCGGGATTTTGCTTCAGCCATAGTTTCTGCGACATGTTCCTGAACAAATTGACTGTCGTTATCCAGCCGCTTTAGAAGATCATCAGTCATAGTCCTTCACCTTCCTCAACATCAATCTCAACCTTCACGCAAGCAAGGCGTTTACTCATAGCATTGTCGTCTGCTTTTTCTTTTGTTTTATAGTCTTCACAATAAATGTTGTGTTCATACACATTCAGCCAGACGGTGCGCTTGATGCGCGGCTTTACTTCAATGAGGTCATGCCGCCCGCATTTGTCAGAACGGGCATATTGTCCGTCATCATACCACGCATAGATGAGCCATGTGCTGCCATCAAAAACAGCGCCATGAACAGATTGGTCGCCAACGCCATCAGTCGCATAGATACGAACCTCACGGCCATCGCGGGTGCGGTATTGTTTATCTTTGCTGATCATCTCATCACCTACGAAAAATGCGTAGCAGAAGCTCAGTTATCAAAACGACAAGCGCAAAGATAATAGCCCCCGCTATCGCTAGACCCAGACCTGATAACAGGTCCACTATCAGTGATTGAAAGATCAATAGCCTTCAGTCCGGCTATCGGCCCCAAACTTAGCGCCCATCGCCGCAGCGCCATCATCTTCTTCAGGTTGCGGAGAAGTGACATGATCAGTGGCAAACTGCGCTGCAAACCCTGTGTAGTTGATATTATCAACGTAGTTCTCAGGATTGCTCATGTTGTACTTCAGACGGCAGTCTTTTACCGCTCGCATGATCATCACAATCTCATACGGCGTATAATCGCGGCTGAGAATGATTGAGGCTACTTGAGCGGCTCGCTGGAAAAGCTCATCCATCGGGCCGTACTGAGTGCCACGCTGATTGAACGTGGATGCTGCGGTATGCATGACTTGCTTATAATCCATAGCTAATTCTCCCTTTAGCTAGTTAGACGAAGTTACGGCTAGTAGGTTTACTGATTCGCTCCGCCATGTCAACAATTTCTGAGATGGCTGGAGGGAATTTATATTTGGCTAAGATACCCACGCTTGGGTTTGCCAGTTGCACCAGCACTGTTGGCGGGTACTTGGAGAGAACTTGAGATGCCATCTCCAAATAAGTCTTGGGGTCCCTCACCGTTGAGGGTGGATAACAGGCCATGATCCGTGTGATCGCTTCCTTGGGCGTCATCTGGGGTTGCTGCGAATTGTGCGAGTGCATCGTCCCATTCCTTCTGCTTTTGAGCGCGTGAATTTGTTTTGCCGCCAAGGATGGCGACTACGTAGGGGATCGGGTCGCGTGTGGCAGCCTGTACAGCCGCCTCCATAGCCCGGAGAATTTCTTGGGTGTTGCCGTGGGCGATCTTGAGACACCGCCCTGTGAAACTTTTGGCTTGGGGTTCGGCTAGTCCCATCGCCATGAGCATACCTACCGCCTCATCCCAGAAAACCTTAAGCTCTGCTTTACTCTGGGCGGCTTTGCCAGAATCCGAAGGATTCTGAATATTACTAGTGTTTGTATAGTTATCTTTTTCTAGTTCGGGTGTCACAGTGACACTCTGCTGAGTGCCATGATGACACTCTGCTTCTGGCTCTACAGGCGGCTTCAGGGCCGTGAAGTTGAAAGTGTAAAAGTTGCTGCTTTGGTGGGTTTTGGTCCGCCTAGTCCGCTTATTGATGACGGACTTCTCCACCAAATCATCAATGCAACGAATCACCGTCCGGCGGCTAAGACAGGTCTTTTCCGCAAGCACTTCAATGGACGGGAAACAGCCAAAAGTTTCGGTGTGGAAGTCGGCCAAAGCCAAAAGGACTAGCTTTTGGGTGGGGGCTAAATCGGTTTGTTGCCAAGCCCAAGTAGTAGCAAAGTAGCTCATAGGGAATGCTCCACAAGGAGCTTCCAAGAACCATCATCTTGTTTTTCAATAAACCTATCTTTCTCTAATCCAATCAATGCTTTATAAAGTTTTTCTTGAGTAAGACCTAAAGGCTTTGCAAAGCGTTCAGCAAAGCATTTGTATTCCCATCCAACATTCAAAGCCATCTTCAAAAGAAGAAGCTTTTGATCTGATGAGGTAGGGAGAGATAGGCGTTGTTCCGCCCAATAAACTGCCTGTGTGTACTCATATCGCGAACCCCGTTGAAAGCTACTTATGGGGGTTGCACGATGATTAGAGAAACTATATGTTGTTCTCTAGTTCAACGCACGAACCCTGCCAAGAGTTGTCGTGTCGTTCTTAAGGCCCGCTGGATGCGACCCCGGCGGGCCTTGTCTTTTGATATTACTCTGATTCAGGATTGGGTCAACGCTTTCCTGATAATTTTCTTTTCTTGCGACTCAAACTCTTGCCGCTCTTATCAACAGCAAAAACTTCAACACCATAGTAAAGTTCAGCCGCCTTTTTGCGAAGGCGATACGAAGCATCTTTAACTGTGCCAGATGTCTTTACATCTTCAACAATCTTCTCATCTGTCTCTGCTAGACGATATGAAAAGTCCGCAGTGTAAGTGCAGTAATGTTGATTGTTGATTTCAACCGGATAGGCGGGCTGAAGTTCAAGATCGTAAATCAATCCCGCCTTCTGCATAAGCTTCAGTTCAGCATAACGAACCATCTCACCTTTAGACGCAAAAGTGATTCCGTCTAATGTTCGTTGTTCAACAGGAGCAACTGCGAATCGCGAACCCCTCATTTGGGCGGCTTCGGGAAAAAGTCTTCCGGGGTCAATGTGATCCCGTAGAACTTGGCCGCCACCATAAGCTCAATTACCCGCTTTGTGGGGATCAGGCCATTGGTCCCGCCAGCTTCAAAAGGATAGGTCCACTTGTAGACGGCGGTAGGGGTGAGCCCAAGCATTTTTGCGACTTTGCGGGGACCTCCGCACTTATTGATGACCCTTTCAGCGACTTTGTGCATCTTATCCTCTATTATTGGAGTCAACTTCTAGTTGACTGAATAAACTTTTTGTGGTTATCTGTCAACGTCAGGTTAGGGAGAACAACATGACAGACAACAAACCATGGTCTGAGCTTGAGCTTAACAAACTGAAGAAGATGGCAAAGTCTGGGATGAGTGCATCCGCTATGGCGGCAGAACTTCCCGGCAGGACTAGAAATGCTGTCATTGGCTTTATGAAGCGCAATGGCATTGAGAACAAACATTTCACGCCAGAAGAAAAGCAGCGCCGCAAAGAGCGGATTGCAGCCATTACCAAACCAAAGCGCATACGAAAGGCCAAGCCCAAGGTCTTTGTGCAAAAGATTCTGCCGCCTCCTGCGCCAATTGAACTGGCTGTGGAAGAAATCATTACTGGTAACAAGATATTAACCGAACTGGGCTTTACTGATTGCCGCGCAGTCATTGGGGAGATCAGCGGATTGGATACTAGGTATTGTGGGCGGCCAACTGACATTGGCTACTCATGGTGTCAGTATCATCGCAAACTGTATTTAGTTCCGATTGTTCCAAGGGGGCGGTAATGAAACATGTCAGAGAAACCAAAAAGTATTTGGAAAGCTTGGGTCTTATCTGTGATGTGGAAAAGACAAGCAAGCATATCAAATACCATGTGCGAAAAGGGCTTCACAAAAGAATGTTTGTAAGGCCCGCGAGCCCTTCTGATTTCAGATCAACGCTGAACTTCCAGAGCGACATTCGCAAATGGCTGAAAGAATGTGAGGGCCAAAATGGCGGTGCGTGACTTTAATAAAGCTTTGGCAAATGCAGATGCTTCTATGTTTCAAGCGGCGCAGTGGCTCCGCAAGAAGTATAACTGCACAGTTATGATCCGCCCCGTTAATAAAATCCCCGACTCAGGTGATCCGCGTGATGCCCGTGACGATGGCGACATCATCGCTTACTTTGAGAAGGTGGTGGAAGTTAAGGAAAAGCCTGAATACAACTTTACAGGCGCACATGATTTCCCATTTGACACTATCATGGTGGCTAATGTGGAGCCTACAGATCGGCACAATGTTGATCTGTGGATCATCATCAGTGGGAACAAGACACATGCCGCCATGATTAAAGGTGAGCATAAAAAGCACTTCATTAAAAAGAACGTGTGGTGTCCTAACACTGAAAAGCATGAGCAAAAATACATGTGCCCTGTTGAGTATGTTAAATGGATCAATCTTACTGATTGACCTATTATCTAACTAGCTATATGCTGCATGAAGTTGGGAGAACATAATGGCACTTACAGCAGAACAAAAGGCGTTTCGCGCCAAGCTTATTGGTGGGTCTGATTCCAACGTCATCATGTCTGGTGACGCAGAACGCATTTTAAAGCTTTGGAAGGTAAAGCGCGGAGAAGAGGCAGACGATGATCTGTCTGATGTCCTTCAGGTACAGATGGGAACCTTTACGGAGCCTTTTAATGGGCAGTGGTTCACCAAGAACACAGGGCGGCTGATTACCAATCAGGGTGAACAGCGCATCTGCAAAGAATATGAGTTCATGGGCTGTACGCTGGACGGCATCACAGATGGCGGTGAAACCATCTGGGAAGCCAAGCATGTTTCAGCCTTTGCTAAGGAAGAAGAAGTGCTGGACAAATACCTTCCCCAATTGCACCACAACATGATTGTCTGTGGTCTGGAAAAGGCTGTCCTGTCAGTGTTCTTTGGCAACCACAAATGGGAAAAGTTTGAAGTCCATAAAGATGCGATTTATTCAGCCATCCTTGTTGGCGCAGTGGAAAAGTTCTGGGCTTGCGTGAAGTCTGGCGAACCGCCAGTTGCAGTCAAGGTCAGTTCCCCTATTCCTGCTATCCGCACCATGGATATGACAGGCAACAACCAATGGGCATCAAGCGCCCAACAGTTCAAGGACAATGCGAAGTATCACAAGCTGTATGAGGATGCTGCAAAGTCTTTGAAGGCATTGGTTGAAGATGATGTCATTGAAGCCTTTGGCTATGGCATCAACATCAAGCGCGATAAGCGCGGCGCACTTCGCATTAAGGGAGAATAGTATGCGTAGGGATAAACTAAGGAAGCTGGCTAAGAGCTATGCTGCCGCTGAAATGGCTTACAAAAACTTCAAGATGGAATTTAAAACTCCTGAAGAAGAAGTGGAAGCCCGCACCAATCTGCTTATGGCAGAATTTGAATATGAACGCATGAGAGACATTTTTCAGGCGGCATGTGATGCCACCATTGAAGAATCTGAACGCCGCATCTTGGGAGATGAAAATGCAGACATCTGAGAACATTGACGCCATTGGCGCTGCCCTTGCTAAGGCACAGGCAGAGCTTCAAAACCCGCCTAAGAACAAGATCAATCCGCACTTCAAGAGTGCCTATGTTGATCTGTCTGATGGCTTGGATGTGATCCGCAAGACGCTGGCAAAACATGGCATTGCCTTCATTCAAGCTACCCGCGCAGAAGATGGCTTTATCTTCCTGCATACGCGCTTGCTGCATAGCTCTGGGCAATGGTTGGAAAGCACCTATCCTGTCTGCGGCATGGGCAAGCATCAAGAAATGGGATCGGCTCTGACCTATGCGCGGCGCTATTCCATCTTCGCTATGGTCGGCGTGGCTGGTGAAGATGACACTGACGGCAATGATGCTGCGGACGCTAAGGATGCGCCTAAGAAGGTGCTGAACAAGGTGGCGGGTAAGACTCCCAATCCGGGCTTGGAACCTGAAGCCAGCCAGCAAACACTGAACCTTATGATGATGGCTTTGGAAGTTGCTGAAAACATTGATGAGCTTCGTAAATGGGCCATGGACAATAAGGACACCAAGAACCGCCTGATCCCTGATCATCAGGCGCAGCTTGTG